TGCTGGAGCCGCTACAAGATGAAGCTGGAGACGAGGATGGCTTTGCTATCCGTGCATATGCAACTCATCCTACTCACAACGAAGTTGAAGGTGAAAAGGTGGTTAACCCGACGTACGTTGTCCTTCAAGGCTTACTTGGGGCGGTTCACGAAGACTTCGAGAATCTCTACGACATGGGATTGGAAAGGGTTACGCTGGAAACGCTCAGTGAAATTGTCCCGGAAGAAGACTTAAAGCCCGAGCATAAAGAGCGCATTAAAGGTATGGAAGGTAACGTTATTCAGGCAGATTTTGGTAATATACTGCAATGAGTGACCCGATAAACCCTGAGCATTACAAAGCAGATACGCTCGAAGCTATCGAAGTTATGCGTGCATTTTGTTCTGACGAAGAATTTACTGGACATTTACGTTGCACTGCAATAAAATATTTATTGCGGTTGCACAAAAAAGACACCCCCCGTATCAATGCTGAAAAATGCAAGTGGTATGTGGATCGTTTAATAAAGGAACTGCAATAATATGAAAAATGTAGCGATGTATTGTGGCAAGATTGCCATTGATTATGATCGTGATGAACAATTCTCGGGCCAAGCCCTGAAACTTCTCACGGACTATTACATGCTTCCCGGCGAGTCTAGCCCTCAAGAGGCTTTTGCTCGTGCGGCTTTAGCTTACTGTGGAGGAGATTATGCTTTTGGTCAGCGCATTTATGACTATTCTAGCAAGCGTTGGTTTATGTTTGCTTCTCCGGTACTGTCTAATGCACCCCTCGAAGGAGAGGGATGTACAGGTCTACCGATTAGTTGTTTTCTCACTTATGTTGGTGATACTCTGGACTCCCTTATTGCTCACAATGCTGAAACTGCATGGCTATCTGTCAAAGGAGGTGGAGTCGGTGGTCATTGGTCTGATGTACGAGGTATAAGTGATAAGGCTCCCGGCCCCATTCCTTTTATGAAAGTCGTTGATTCCGGCATGACAGCTTGGAAGCAGGGGCGTACACGCAAAGGCTCCTACGCCGCATACCTTGACGTGTCTCATCCTGACATTGTCGAGTTCATCAACTTTAAAGTACCAACAGGTGGCGATATCAACAGGAAATGTTTCAACCTGTTCAACGCTGTTAACATCACCGACGAATTTATGGAGGCGGTAGAAAATGGAACAGAATGGCAATTACGAGACCCTAATGACAAATCTGTCAGAGATTCAATCCCAGCTAGAAGCTTATGGGAAAGAATACTTGAAGCTCGGTTCAGAACTGGGTCACCTTACTTACACTTCATCGACGAATCCAATAGACGGTTACCAGATTCTCAACAAGCACTTGGACTCTCAGTTAAAGGGTCTAACCTATGCTCTGAAATCACTCTCCCTACATCTGAAAAACGTACGGCAGTATGCTGTCTCTCCAGCGTCAACCTCGAAAAGTACGACGAGTGGAAAGAATCAGGAATGGTTGGAGACTTGGTACGATTCTTGGACAACGTGCTTGAATTCTTTATTGAAAATGCACCAAGAGAACTTTCAAAAGCTGTATACTCAGCTAAACGAGAAAGATCAATTGGCTTAGGAGCAATGGGTTGGCATGGGTACTTGCAAACAAATAATATTCCGTGGGAAAGTCTTTCTGCAAAGTTTGCGAACCAACGTATCTTTGCCGATATCAAAGCACAAGCTGATGCGGAGAGTGTGCGTCTTGGGGCGGAGAAAGGTGAGGCACCTGACATGCGAGGCACGGGACGTCGTAACGCTCACCTTCTCGCTATCGCTCCAAATGCTAACTCTTCTATTATCTGTGGGTGCTCTGCTAGTGTGGAGCCTATTAAGTCTAATGCTTATACCCATCGCACTCGTGCAGGGGCTCATCTCGTCAAAAATCCAAAACTTGAGGAGGTCTTAGATGAAAAGGGGCATAATACCAACGACGTATGGAAGAAAATTGTCTCTTCTCAAGGCTCAGTTAAGCATCTGGAGTTCTTGTCGGATAATGAGAAAGACGTGTTTAAAACTGCGTATGAGATTGATCAGGGGTGGGTTGTTGAACACGCCGCCGATAGACAGCAGTACATCTGTCAAGCCCAGAGTGTTAACCTCTTCTTTCCAGCGGGCTCTCCTGCGTCGTACGTTAACTCCGTCCACATTAGGGCGTGGAAATCAAAACTTAAGTCGCTCTACTACCTCCGGACAGACGCTGGCATCGAGGCAGATAAGGTTGGCGTTGCGGTTGAAAGAGTTGCACTCCAAGATGCAGAAGAGTGTGTCTCATGTCAGGGCTAGTTCCTGATAACACATGCAATATATGCTCCTGTGAGTTCGACATAGAGTCAGAGGGAGGCGTTCAGGGGTTCATAGGTATCCTACCCTTTTCTCTCTGTCCGATGTGCTACAGCGGTCTTATGGATATGTATCAGAAATTGAGTGGCGATTTAAATGACAGTGAAGAAGTGCTTGACGATGACACCCCGGAGTCGTAACATGGATGTTGAGGAATAAATTTTCTCTCTTTGTTAGTTTGACACGCTAGCTTTTTCGGGCCCTTTGGGGCCTTTTTTTTCCACTACTAAAATAAAGGACGTACAATGTCTTTACTAGAAGAATCAAAAGTTTACAAGCCCTTCAAGTATCCGTGGGCTGTCGAATATGCAGTTTCCCACGAGAAAGTTCACTGGGGTGAATGGGAAGCAAAACTGCAAGAGGATGTAGCACAGTGGCAGGGCGGCAAGCTCAACGCTCAAGAGAAACACCATATTACTCAGATACTCAAACTATTTACGCAGTCAGATGTACAGGTTGGTACAAACTACCTCGAACACTACATCCCCAAATTCAAAAACAATGAGATTCGTGCAATGCTCACGTCCTTTGCAAACCGGGAATTTGTACACCAGAGAAGCTACGCACTATTAAATGACACCCTCGGGTTACCCGAGTCAGAGTTTTCAGCTTTTCGCGAGTATCAGGCGATGGCTGACAAAGTCGATTATATGTCAGCTATTGATATGCACAGTATGTCTAGCATTGCAAAAGCAATTGCGCGTAGTGTGATGAATGAGGGTATGAGTCTTTTTAGTGCATTTGCAATGTTACTAAATTATCAGCGATTTGGTAAAATGAGAGGCATGTGTGAGATTGTTGAGTGGTCTATTCGCGATGAATCGATGCACTGCGAAGGTATGGTTAGATTGTTTAGGGAGTTTTGTGATGAACATCCGAGAATTGTTACAGACGATTTCAAAAAAGATATCTACGATATGTTCCGGGGTGCAGTTGCACTTGAAGACAAAGTTATCGATAATGCGTACGAAATGGGACATGTGGAAGGTGTCACGGCGGAAGAAATCAAACAATACATCCGATACCTAGCAGACCGCCGGTTAATTATGATCGGTTTAAAAGGTAACTGGAAGGTTAAAGAGAACCCGCTCCCGTGGCTCGATTGGATCATCAATGGGGCAAGTCACAAAAACTTTTTTGAGGGCACTGTGACGGACTACAATGCGAATGGTATGGTAGGTGAATGGGGATGGCCGGAGACCTCCGAAAAAGTGGAGGAAGCCGCATGACGGACAGGCAAGTTCAGATAATGCTAAATAGGCTAAAAATGCATGCGGATGCCGCGCGAACTAATCCTCTAATAGGTGATGCTGAATTGCTTGACTCAGCACGTAAAATGATTTACGATTTACGGAACAAATTGCGATTCAGAAAACCGTATGATTGAGATTACGCCAACTGACAATCAAATTAGTGAGGCTCGAAAGACTTCGAGCCAACTAATGAGCTTACAAGGAAGTATAACCCGAGGGGCAGGAAGCCCCGCAGGGGCTCTTGGTGAGATTATCGTACGAGATTATTTCGGATATATTCATACACCTAATCCTCATTACGACCTCTACACATCAGATGGGATCACCATCGACGTGAAAACAAAACGTTGCACCTCTAAACCGCGTCCGCATTACGAGTGTAGCATTGCGGCACATGGTACTAAACAACGATGCGATGAGTACATCTTTGTGCGTGTGTTAGATAGTTTGCAAACCGCGTGGATTGTTGGTAGGATGCCTAAAGATAAGTACTTTGCTAAAGCAGTTAAGCACAAAAAGGGCGACAGGGACGAGCGCAACAACTTTGTATTCAAAGCTGACTGTTATAATTTAGCTATAGAGGACTTATGGCAAACTCAAAGGCAAACTTGCTCAACTTTACCATCGACTTAAATCGAGATGGCAACCTTGAGTTTAATCTTGATTGTGTTGACACCATAGGAATGGAAAAAGTTCTTAGGCGATTGGGTGATCCAATGTATGGACCGCGCATAGGAAAAATCGTGCGTGATTATTTTCGTAACCTTCAAGAAGACATCGTAGAAAGGCGCAGTTAAATGTCGTACCTGATTTCTAACATCCCCTATTTTAAATGCTGGGTTCGCAAAGAGTTTACAGCCAATCACCAGCAGTATCACGGCGAGTATCTTCACGCGCTTGCTATTGCAGTGAACACAATACCCGACCGTTCCTTATCTTTTCAGGTTGTATTCACAGGATGTGAAGTTGATCTTGAGGACGACTTGGAAAACGTACACGGAGGTGCGATGTGGGCAAGGATGCCCATTCAAGCACTAGTTATGGACTTAGAACTGGATGAGTGGCCCGCACGGATGGAGGACCACCTCGCACAACCTTGGGACTGCGAGTCGCGTCACCATAGTGTTATCGTTATGGATCGTGTAAGTTCTAGTCCGTGGGTTGCGAAGATTGATGGAGAGTTTTATGGAGCACGATATTTATTTACGGTGGATTATACGGAGAATGATATTGCAGATTCACCTGACCAGCACAAACAGTCGCACGTTCTGTATCTTACCGAGGGAGATTGGGAAGGAAACATCGTAGCTCTTCCTAACAATCGTGTACGGGCTACAAGCCCTGCTTTGTGGAGAACAGGTGAGGGTGCACCAGACTTTGCTCCGAGTCAATGGACACACTCAGCAGAGGGACACAGCACCTACACTGATCCTCTTATTACCTTCGATAATCTGTACGCCTCCGAATAAAAAACCCCGGCGCAAGGCCGGGGAAACTGGCAGGTAGAATCATTCTTCTTGTTATTCAAAATTATGAGGCTTCCGAATTTTAATTTTATTAAAAGGTTTATTAGCCCCTTTTCTAAGCTCGTTAGATTTTTGACGATCTCGTATTGTTTTGTAGCCTGCCGCCGCCATTCCAAGACCAATAACAGCCGCCGCTCCCGCTACTCCTTGTTTTAGACCTTCAACGGTCTGCTCCAAGCTTTCTGCTTTACGCGGCTTTGCTCCCTTTGCATACCGTTCTTTTTCAGCCATAGCTACTTCTTCTTCTTCATCTTCATGCCGCCCTTGGTAGCCTTACCTCCACCCATCATCTTAGCACGGCCTTTGGTAGACTTACCGCCGTACATCATTTTAGATCTACCTTTGGTGGTCTTCCCGCCGTACATCATCTTGCCCTTACCGTCAGCGGCAAATGATGGCACCATCTTTCCGCCCTTTTCGACCATAGGCATCTTACCACCTGCGGCCATTTTTGCACGGCCCTTGGTAGCTTTACCGCCACCCATCATCTTGGATTTGCCCTTCGTTGTTTTACCACCATACATCATTGGTTTACGCGGCGGTGTGGTGTAGTTTTTCATGTAAAATGCTCCTGATATTTGTTAAGGTGATGATACGTCTAAGGACAGACTTTGCATCTGCTCCTTTTCTGTATTAGTCGTCGGTTGTTGTGGTCCCTGCTCTTGCTCGTCAATTTCAAATTGTTGTAGCGCCTGATTCTTAGCGAACTGAGAAATGAGTACCCGCACCCACTCAGTTTCGGTAGTAACTTTGTAGTCGTTCTCTTTGATCATTCGCAAAAACTCTTTTCCTACTTTCGGATCAAACAGCATCATCTTTGTGAGTTCAAGGTTAGACAGTCGTGCATTTCTAATTGCCGCCTCTGAAATCAACCACCGCATTGATATTACGCCACGCATGTAGGACGTACCCCGCGATAAGAGTGATTCAGCAGAGAGCGGCAAAGCAACGCCGGTAACGTTGACTGCGCCTGTTTTTGGATCGACTACAAATAACTCTTGTCCAATAAACTTCAGATGCTCAAAAACTTCATCACCTAACAATGAACGAATTACTTTTTCTTGGCGCGATGTGGATACTCTATCTCCCTGAAGTCCAATCATCTCACGTAAAGCTCTTGAATCAATTTGTGTTTGTGCCTGAACAACGGACACAACTTCGCCAGTTTCATCGTTTAGTTCTTTAAACGCTCTTTGCCTTCCCTCGGTAGTCACACCACTAAAGAGGTAATCAATGACAGACTGACTCTTAACTCTGTCAAAAGCCTCGCCAGCAACTTCTTCTGAAACACCACGAGCCACTTGTTCAGCGATGTAATCAGAACGGAGTGTATTAATATTTGCTAGCCCGCCTGTTTCATCAGCAAGATTTAAAAACCCTTGACCTATATGCCCCTTACCTAATTTTTGGACAAGGGACTTACGAGCCGCAATTTCTTGTCCTTCTCTGGTAGCATAGTCGTTCATGCTTTTTCGGACAGCCGTTGCTTCATCAGTAATCATGTTCTTAAGATCGATCAATGCATCGCGGAACCGTTTATCAACAGCCATTCCTGCATCAAAATCGATGGCGTTAACAACATCGGGATCAACGAGCGGCTGACCGTTGACATCTCGGAGAATGAAATTGCCGTTCTCATCGGTTCTTAGCAACATCTCAAGACGAGCACCCGTTGTTTCCGTAGTTCCAGAACGAAGTGCTCTCTCAATCTCTTGAGTTTTATCGGGACGAATTATTTGAGGAGGCAATAATGATCCCTTACCTCTTTGAATACCGAGCAAATGCTCCTGCAACACTTTACTTCCGGCAGTACGAGCCATTTCTTCACGAACATAGTTGGTAAAGAGTTCACGAATTGCCACGCCTTCTTCAGTAGTAACATCAATAGGTTTACCACCAGTTAACTCTTCAAGAGCCTTTTTTAATCCTTCACGTAAGTCGGCGGCGTTAGCGTCAGGCTTTACTCCGTAGTAGTTTAGGAACCTGTTAAATGATCCCGGCTTGAGTCTACGGTCATCATCTCCAGAGCGTATGATGGCCCTTACTTCAGGTGCCATCTCTCGGAAGGGAACGATGTAGTCATTCCGGTATCCGGCACGTACTTCTTCGTAGCTATCACCCCATCCCTTAAGCAGTTCCCGTTTTGTAGGATCAAAGAAGTCCTGAAAGAACTCTGTTTTTCCTCGCTCTAATAGCTTTTCTCGTAACTGTGCAGGAGCGATTGCCCCCGGTGTACCTTTTTTAGAAGCGGCTGTGCCTCCAATACCGGACACTAGGTGCATAAACCTTGTTGGGTCTAGGCCGAGACGTGGGGTAACTTTTTCGAGAGTTTCGGGATCGAGTTCGTCTTTTAAACCTTTAACGTACTCTCGCAGAGCAATAAACCTATCGATGGGAGAAGATGTTTCCGATAGTTTATTTACTTCCATCACTTCTGATACGAGTTCTTCACCAAAAGTATCCTCGGCAAACTCAATGTAATCGGTTGCGGCATCTTCAAATAAGTACTCTACTTTCTTTGTGAGGTGAGAGGGTAGCTCAAGTCCAGCTAACTTTCTTGAAGACTCAGTTCCTTGTTTTCCAATCTCAGTGGTCATGCTTGATAACGCACGATGATCAAAGACGGGTGTGTCATCGTTTGATACAAGTAACCTGTCAAAAATATCAGTCATATCAATTCGTGCGCCTGAAAATTCAGGGTTGTTACGTAAGTTGTCAAACGCCTTTGTTTGCTCATCGTACACTTTAGATTCTCGTACACGAACCAGAGAGTTAAAATGAAAATCTGTTGTCTTTAACTCTTCATCAGGATCAAACTTATAATACCTATTATTTTTTATCGCCTGAGTAACCCGTCTTTGTAAATCAGCGTAGTACTCACTGAGCAGTTCCGCGTCTGCCATATTAGCTCTCGGATCATCCGGATCGATTCCACCCCTAGCCTCTCGTAAATAGCGAACTTTATCATCGTTCAGGTAGTGGACTAGGCTAACTTCACCAGTGACGACTTGATCCATGACTTCTGTTGGGAGTGTTCCAGAGAGAAAGTTCTCGAGGAAGTCTTTGCGTTGATCATAAAACTTCGTTATTTGACTAGTTTCTTCCTTAATACGCTCACCCATTGAATCGTAGGTGTTTAGGAGTTGTCGTACAAGATTGTCGCCGTCGTCGATAGGGTCAAATTTATCGCTATAGACGTAAAAACGAAGCGAGTCCATAAGTTCCGCCATCGCTTGGTGTTTTACTTCTTGTTTAGCTAGCTTATCCTCAATCTCTTGTAGCCCTTGAGAAAGTTGTGCCGCATCTCTCTGCACGTTTACAGTGTCGCCAAGCTGGGTCTTCTTTAGATGTTGCATCGTTAGAAGGCCGGATAGTTCAAAGAACGCTTGATCGAACGTGTCAGGGTCAAACACAGGCTGACCAGCGCGTGGGTGCCCTTCAGGAAACACCATGGCGCTCGTTTTTTCGAGAAGCTTTTCGCGTTTTTCTGCAAATGCGAGGATCTGATCTTGCAGTTCTGGGGGAGCCTTTCTCACAAATCGACGAATTTTTGCCGCCGCTTTACGGGTTGCCTTTTCATCTCCCGTAGAAGTTAAGCCGATAATCGCATCTTCAAAACTCGCACCTAAGCGTTGCCGTGGACCGGGCATTACAGCAAGAATAGCACCCAACGCGCCCGCCATTGATGCGTCAAAATCATCCCCCGTTGCGCCGTAGTTGTACACTGCTTGATAGGTTGTAGCAAATACACCAGTAGCAATAGCTTCGTCCTTTAAAAACTGCTTAACTTTGGGAGGAAACATCGTTTCTTCACGCAGTATTCTAAGACGTTCTGTTTCCTTGGCTACTTGCTCTTTAAGTCCTTCTTGCCACTCGGGTGATCTTCCTTTTCTTTCTGCAATCTCTAACTTCTTTTCGAGTTCTGTGACTTTGTCAGCCTGCTTCTGGATAGGCACTGCAAGTGCTTTAGCACGGAAAGGCCCCGGAGCCATCGCACGTACTTGTAAATCAAAGTCAAGCCCATCTGCTAAGAACTCACGAGCAGTGTCTGTTCCTCCACGAGTTTTTACAAACTTTTGTATGAGGTACGTTGCATTCATCCCCCTCTCTTCAGCAAGCTCGAGGGCCTCAACAATATTTTTGGGACGTACGGCTAGCTCTTGTCCACCCTCTCGAGTTACTTCCGCGACAACAAAGTCGGAGAGTTGGCGACTCTGCCTAGATGCAAGTCCTTTACTAACAGCGAGGACTCCTCCCCCCGTCGCGATTGTCTCTGCGAGAAGACGCGAGGATTGAGTGAGAAGATCTGGTGAGTAAGTTAAGACTTGTTCGACCTGCTCAATAGGTAAGCCGGTCTCTTTAGCTACTCTGTCGGCAACATAGTCAAACTCGATTGGATCATAGTTGTAGGCACTAGCCCACTTTTCGAGAATCGTTTTAGCGCCCTTGACTAGCGGCTTGCCTTCATTTGCGGGATCAAAGATGTAATCCAAATCTCCGGTTGCGGCTAAAACTGCGAGAGGCATTACGGCTGTAATGTCCTGAACTTTTGAGGGTGCCTGCGTTACAAGGTTGCCGACAAAGGCGGCTGTATCCACAAATTGTGCTCCGATACGCTGGCGTTCTAAAGCACCGAAAGGTGACCCAGAGATGGCCTGCTGTCGTATAAGATATGTGCGACGGGCCGTGTCTTTGTAGCCAGATGTTTCTAGAATATCATTGTAGAAGCCCATGCCACCTTCTTCACTTTCTACGCGGCTAAAGAAGGCTAGAACTGGATTGTTTTTTTCTTGCAACATTTCACGGTAGCCCGTAGAAATGATAGACGGATTAAACTGATCGTCCCCAAAGAAATGATACTCACCTTGTTTACTGTCAAAGTTTTCTACCATAAATGCAAGGCGCTCATTTAGGTCGGCGTCGGGATCAAACTGTACAATGTTATTGTACTTGTAAGCGCTGAGTCTTGTTTCTGAAGTGTCTAGGACTGCTCTACCATCTTCTCCAAAAACTGGTATGCCAAAACCTCTTGCGTTAAGTATGCGTTCTTTACGAATTTCATCCCTCTCAGCGTCGCCAGTGAGAAACAGACCCTTAAGATACAGACTACCCATTTCGTCTATAGCTTTTCGGAAATCCTCTTGAGTTGAAAGGTCACCTGCTTGCTCTCGCTCTTTAACAGAACGCGGCAAAATTAAAGGACCTTGCCGAGGATCCCTCTTAAATGTGGACGCATCAACGCCCGCTGTAAGTGGCTCTCGTCTAACATCTTGGGCGAATCTGTCGATGGGCTCTCGGGTCAGTTCCATAACTTCATCCGAAGTTACCGGTAAAACAGGAGGCATCGTAGAGACGTTAGTTTGCTGTGGCGTAGCCTGTTGTGGCACTTGCTCTACAGGAGCCTGTTCCTGTTGTGGCGCTTGCACAAATCCCTGCTCCTGCTGATCTTCTTCAACAGGCAGGGCAACAGGAGAAAGGTCCTCTACAGTAACTTGATTTTGTCGTTCCACTATTTATGGTTCCTTATAAAACTTCACCGGGACGGTCTTCTGATTCCGCTTCGGGTGTGGATTCTTGTGTAGTCCTAGTTCTTCCCCTACCATACATTTTTTGCATGGCTTCCACATTACCACCAATGTTATTTACTGCGGAATCAGCCGCTTTCTCTCCTGTCCTCCCGGCGCTGACACCTAAGAATGTACGAATACTCGTTCTCAGACCTCCGCCCATTCGCACGTAAGCGTGGGTAGCGATAATTTTTCCCGGTATGTTACTGCCATACCCTCTAATAACAGCCTGTGTACGTTTAGCCCGGTCGAAAAGTTTTGCTGATACGGATAAGAAAGATTGAGGATTAGCGGTAAATCCTGAAGCGGCAATTGCTTCGTCTGCCTGTTGTCTATCTTGATCTGACAAACGACCATTCGGGTCCATCATCGAAGCAAACGCATACGATTGCATCTTCATATTTAAGTTAATAAGTGCCGCCATCTGGTCTCCCTCGTCCGCAGATAATGCTTTTTCAAGAGCGGTCTCTAAAGAAGAAACTATTCCGGAACTACTTGCGGAAGATCGCAGGGGGTTTTCTCTGTTTACGTCGTTTTCGGCGTAACGTACGGTATCCACATTAGCGAGATAGCCTATAAGATAACGCGCACCTGCTGATAAACGAGCAAGTGTTAAGGCAGGACCAACCTTAAGCTGACCCGCCTCACTGATTTCGTCAAGTTCTCTGTGGATTCGCATCACTTCGCCCGCTTGGTCAAAGCGTTTTGTGAACCCTTCAAAGTCGTTATTACCAGTTATGAACTCGTAGCGAGATTTTCCATCTTTTGCTCCCTTAACATCAGCAACTGCTTTTGCAGTGTCAATATCAACAGCCGGTATGGTGGCCTCAAGAGCGGAGATTTGATCTTGATACTCGCCAAAATTATTGAGGTTTTTTACGAGCTTCGCTTCGTCTTCAGAGTATAATGTGGGGAATTGAAATTCAAGTGAATCTCTACTGCTAGACAGTTTTACAAAGTTTACTCTACTTAAAATTTCGTTGTTCTCTTTTAACCCCTCGAATGTTTTTCTGGTATGCTCGGGGCTCCGTTGTTTATTATTATTAGCGTCAAGCGTATACGCCCTGTCGATTAATTTGTACACTAGATCCTCGCTAATCGACGGGGACTTTTCGGCAATACGTGTAACTACATTTGTTACTTCTGGGGGTAACGCAGTAACCTCCCGCCCTCCTTCAGTCTGACCCGTGGGTTGCGCGTACGCTTGTACTAAGTTCGGTACAACCATCGTAGCTAGGGGAGATTCGTCTGATTCTGGATCTACTTGAACGAGCGGAGTATTTGCTGGATTTCCAGCCTCAGTGTTAGCTCTTCTTAAGAGTGTAGGGTTAACTCCAATATCCTTAAAAACTTGTTCAATTCTATCGTCAATATCAAGGTACCCGGCTAATTCTGGAAAGGCGGGTAATATAGGCTGAAGTATTCTGCGACCACCTTCTTGTTCGTCTGCTGTACCTATCGTCCAGTTTTCAGCACGAGCTTTTAACTCTCCTAAAAACGTGTCGAGAGCCTCTGGATTTGTCTCGTATATATTTACAGCTTTTTTTACAACGTCCGGTGTGAAATGCTCAAAGAGATACTTCATATCGTCGACAGCCCTCTCTGCTTTACCACTTCCAGTGGAGCTTTGAAGAATAGTATAAGTGCCGCGATAAACTTCTCTTTCGGCTTCTGACCCCGCTATGGCAAGAGTTTTATCTGGTGTTAGATCAATAATACGTTTGTAGCCATACCTATTAGGGTTCTTTATCGCATCCTCAGTGCCCGCATGTCGTCCATAAAAGTACCCCGCACTTAGCGGCAACTTCGTTTGGGTACCAAGTGGAGTAGTAGGTTTAGCCGCATCATCTTTAGCTTTGGCACGGGTCTTAACTATCCAGTTACCACTGCTGTGCTGTTCGGTGAAGGACTCGTACTTACTGTTGGGGCCTCGTGCGGTATTAATACGTTCTACTTCCTCTTCGGCCTTATCAAAACTCTCATACAAACTAGATGCTGAATCAGCCTTACGACTTTTAATTGCGTATTGGTTTTTTTTGCCTTCAACAGGCTCAAGAACATAGTTTACATTGTACTCTGTCATCTCAAAGTTTAAACGATCAACCTCTTCCATTCCTGAAACTTGATCGTAATACTCTGGCGGGTATGGTAAGGAGGTTATGTCACCAGTATTTTTGTCTACATAGTGAAGGGCGTCTGGATTTGACGCTTGATAGCTAGGTAGCATACCAATGCTATTTTGTATTTTTTTCTCGAGAGCGGCCGCTTGTGCGTCTGTGTCAACCTTTTTTAGCCGTGTCGCTTTGTCGATCTCGGCGTCCACTTCTGCCTGTTTAGCTAAAGCGGCCCGTCTGCGGTCGTCCATAGCATTAAACTCAGTAGCCGCTCCCAGAGCAAATGACATTAAAAAACTCATTCTTCTTCCCCGCTTAATTCCACATCTTCATCAACAGCTAAGAAACCATCCAAAGATTTATTTGCTCGTTCACGAGGAATCCGTTCTTCCTCGGGCTCATACGCCACTACAAAGTTGTGGAACTCTGGATTACGACGACGCATGAGGTCTAAGATCGTAGCATCACTCATGGTAGATTTCTGATCTTGAGCCGGGTCTTGTGCAAAAACATTTACCGGAAGGTTATCATCATCCGCGATTTTCATAAGGTAGATGGCGACAGGTGCTTTAATTAATTCAGCAACATCAGGACTAAACTGTCCTTCCATAAACCCAGCCATTGTTATCGATTTGGTAATTTCTTCAATGGATACCCCTGCAAGCATGAGCTTGACGTACCTTTCACGGACCTCTTCACGATCAAGCTTGTCCATGATCATTTCAACAACTTCTTCAGGATCAGTGTATCTTGGCGGTGATTCCCACGGCCATTTACCCTGTGGCTGTGTTAGAGACCAGCCGGGAGGTCCTTTCATAAAGGGATCAGAATTTTGTGGGGGAGCAGGTTTATTTAACATCGGTCTGTTCTCTATCCAATCTTAGCTTCTTTTAAAGTTTTGGTCATTCCACGCCTCGGGGTTGTTGGGCGTATAGCCGCCAAAGTTGCTTGAATCGGTCTGTTGGTGCTTCGTGAAAGTTGATTCCACGCGGCACGTTGCCGGGGGCTGTTCACACCTACGTAGGGCTTTACCTTGCCTGCTCTTCCGAGGCCGGGGTTAACACGAGAGGACGTGTTACCACGAAACTGAGGCAACGGCGGTAATCCGGACGAACTACTACCACCATATCCCATAGCGTCTAGTGCAGTATTTGTAACAGCAGTTTTAGTAACATCTCTAGCGATATCTCCGATAAAACTATCGCTAATAGCACTACCAACACTAATTAAACTGCTTGCTCCAGAACTAAAAGAGTAATTACTCCGGGGACTGATTCCTGTAATTCCATCAAGCCATCCGCCCGCTGTTTCTAAAGCACCTCTTAACCAATTCATTGTCTAAATTTCCTTAACTAAATATTGCACGAATTGCCGCTTTTCCTAATTCACTACCTAAACTATTGCGTAACTGTTGATCGTATATGTCTTGGTTTTCAGCAATCTCCATAGCAAGCATCCCAAGCTCATGCTCACGTTGAGTTGCGTTTTCAGCCATTTGAAAAATCCAAGCACTTTCATCTCGATACCTTTGCCATAAGTTGTTTTGAGCGGTGACTGTAAGATTGAGAAGACTCTGTGCATTAATGCGATTTTCTTCGTTTTGTATTGCTGTGTTTTGCGTATTAATTTGTCTGCGCCACGTGGCATTCGATTGATCAATTTGAACACGAAGTTGAGTCTCAAAACGCTCTCGGGCGTCGTTAACTGAAGCTACAAACTGCTTCATTGCATTAGCCTCGTTAACGTTAAACTGCTCTTGTGCGGCAAATCTATTTGCATTCGCGTTGTTTACTTGCACTTCCATTTGAGCAAAAAACTGGTCTATCTGCTGTTGACTCGATGCGTTAAACTGTGCCGCCGCATTTTGAGCGGCCTGATTACTAAACATGGCTTGCATCTCAGATTGATGCGTCAACTCATTTGCACGTTGAGTGTTACTGAGGTTTGCCATGTCCATTGATAAAAACGACTGAGCATTTGTAACAGCCGCCTGCATACGAGCATCTAGATTAGCACGGTCCATTGCGGCATAGGTTGCGGCGTTTTGAAGTGCGGCCTGTTGCCGGTTGTTTAAGTTAGCAAAGTCCATCTGAGCATGGGTCTGGGCATCGGCTTGAGCAATCGGGATGCCAGATTCCATGATAGCCTGTGTGACAGCCGCCGCCGCCATCGATGATCGACCCAAACCCCGCTGGGCCATAAATGCACCAACATTTCGTACCGCTGGTGCCGCCCACGGTGGAGCAGGCTTGCCATCCTCAAAAGATTTAAAAAGTTCACCAATCTGGTACTGGACGGTCGACTCTTCACTTACAGTTCCTTGTGCCGCTTCAGCTATCGACTTTTCAGATACCGCGCCTTGAATGTCCCCGACAATAGATTCTGTAGACAACTTTCCTTGAGCGGCAACTGCCTCTGGAGTGCCGTCGACGGTATATGCTTCGTAATTTGCCGCCGCTACTTTTTGAGGTACGCTAACCTCAAGGTTTTCCATTGACGCTTGGTTAGCAGTTACGTTCGTTTGGTCGAGTGAAACATCGGTATCAAGAATTTCATCGGGCTGTTCAGTTATTGTCTGGGCTTCATATTTTGTCCCGGACGGTAGTACAGGATCAGTAGCCTGTTCCTCCATCGTATCGACAATGGGACGATCAACTTCACCAATTTTCTTTATAAGGTCTTTTTCTGTTGTAGACATGTCTTACTTCCGCATCTTCATTATAGCATCAGCGCCTTTGACGCCGAAACTCGCGAGGACCCCTGTGTATAGGAGGTACTGATAAAATTCAGGTAACTCTTGAAGGGCTTTAAACCCTTGATTCACACGCTCAATCATTGACGGGTCATCCATCGCGATAGCCCAGCCAATAAGCCAGAGCGGGAGTGTAAGCAGGATGATGAGGTACTCGTCTTTCCAAGAAGACTTCGTGGCATCTGCCATCGTTGTCTCCCAGTTTGCATCGTTCTCGATCTTCTTGATCTTTGCATTCTGTATCGCCTTCTTCTCTTCTGCTTTACCCTTAACGTAATTACTCGCCAAGTCAACAGCAGGTCCGACAATAGAACTAATAATCCCTAGCATTATTTGTCACTCTTCTTTGCTTGGTAAGCGCTCGCGCCAAAGAAACTGGCGACAAGGGCAGACACCGCTACAAAGTAAGTGGGACTAATATCGCCAAGAATAGTAGCGGCATTAGTAAGTCCGAAAAGATCACAAAGAAAGATCCCAGACGGGTAGAGTAGCATTCCTGCCAGCGCATACCAAACCATGACCCGAATTTGGTCACGTTGTTTGTCATCATCCTCCAGACGGCGGCGTCGATCCTCCAGCATGAGTTTACGTTCTTCAGCATCTAACACTCCATCACCATTTAGGTCATACTTTTCTAATTCTGTCATGCGCCTGTCTTCCAATCAGGTGGTATTGGTACACACGCCATACCCCTAGGGTCTTCAGCGTCCTTCATCAATATCATTGCTTTTTCAAAACAATCCTGTGGGTTTTCAAACTCTTCACGCCCCACCACTTGTAATAATCCGGGTTGTACAGCAAGAGTGATTATTCCAACTACAGTCCACATGTCATCGACCTTTTGTAATTATGATCCAATATAGGATATAGACGCTAAGGCCAATAGCAGAAAGGGCGGCACAGGTAACAGCAATGCCAATACTCCATTCTTTAATGAGTTTCTTTCGTCTAGCTCGTTTAGCTTCTTCTCGTTTTCTTGCATTCTCTTTTAATTTCTTCCTGTTCTTAATAAATGTTTGGTAATCTTCCCATAAGCCCGGTCTACCGGCGTAGATAAACATTTGTTTTATCTCATAATTTTTTTGCTTTATGTTTTCTAAAGCCCAGAAGTGGTCCATACATCCTGCGTCTGCTTTACGCTGTATTTCTTCTTCTGCATCCGCAAGCTTGGTAAGGTGCTTGCCCATTTGCCCTACAGATGTGACATGGCCCGCAAGCTCTTTAATACCGTTGATTGCCTCGTTAGCAAGTTGAATTGCCGCAATCGTTTCTACGAACACAGTTTATCACTCTTAAAAATAATTAAAATTTATATTAACTCTTCGATCTGCATCAGTTGTGTTTGTGCTACAGTGTTCTTTAGATGGATCAAATAAAAGCATTCTGTTTGCTACACTCTGTACTTTTGTGCCGTCTTTAAGTTTAGTATAGCCGTCACAGGTGTTTAAAGAAAAAAGAGCGCCCCTGTGACTGAAAGGAAAATCTGTGTGCATAGGATCTTCTCTAAACTTATGGCAATTTATATACATATTTAATTTAACGCGAATTAAACTTTTTACTTCTAACTTTTCTCTAAAAAAAGGATACATCTTATGAAACACACTTGTGTAAGGTATGTCTTGAAAATATAATACATGGGTCATGTACGAAGAATTATCAATTTGTACGTTTTTTTGAGATATGTCGGGAGTAAAAAACCAAGGAAAGTCCTGTTCCATAAATAAATTTTGTACATAGTCAAAGTCTTCTTTCGATAAAAAATTATCAATTACCATACTTTCTTCTTTATAATTGCACCAGTAATGCTACAGCAGTTCCAATAACAGCTAAGGTTGAACACATGATCATGGCCTCTAAACGCCACATACGTTTATCTAAGGACTTGAGGCTGTCCTGTACATACTGATAACGGATAGCGCACTCAGCCTCGTGCTTTTCTAGTTGACTTTGAGTCATCTGCGGTAAATCCACTGCTTATTCCCTTACGTCTTGATGATGTAGTTGAGGATTATTGTAGGCTGTACGTTGTTGTGTGCGGTTGCGGCTTGTGCTCCGGGAACTGCGGTAACTGATCCACTAATAGGATTTGAAAGACTATTCGCATCGGCTGAGGCTGTAAACCCGGATAGACCACTGTTCTGATTGTTTCCGTTTCTTTGGTTTATTGAAAAACTATCAGCGTGTGTGTGACTGACTAATCCAGACTCAGTTTCTTGTAGTCGATGCTTCTCACTACCGCCTGTAGCTCCCAAAGTATCTCCGTCAACACCGCCGCTAAAGTTTGTGAGATGGTCTTGTGAGGTTGTAGACCCCATATTATCCAAACCAGCGATGACGCGACCACGTAGATCAGGCACTTTA